CGTTGTGCCGTGGCTACTGCACTACTCATCCGGGCTAAAAACCTCTACCTTACCCGCTCTAAGGAGAACCGGAACATGGTGGTAACTGCTGCCGTCAGGCTGCTCGAGCTGCGGAACGTGAGGAAGTCTGACATCGCGCGCTTGCTGCCCATCATTGTGGTGGCGGTGTTTGTGCCGATGCGGGAGGACCTACTGGCTGCACAGCTGAGTGGCACTGATAGGATTGCGCAGGAGGTGTACCGGGCGGAACGGCGCTACCAGACCGGTGGGTTCGTCCGGTGGTTGACCAACCGTTGGGTGAAGGGTACCCGGCTGGAGTGGACGGAATAGGGGTGCCCAGTCATTGTGAGGGGTGTTACCACCAGTATTGCCCGCGAGGCACCTGGTGAGCGTATTGAGGTCACCCCCCTTGACGGGAGCTCCAAGCGAAGAACCATCGTCAGGTTCGGAACGGTCGGCACAGTTAGTCGGGCTGCTGTGCATAACAACGACTTGCCCAACGTGCTTCGGGGCCTGCGTGAACGAGTGTTTGCTGTTGAGAGGGACGGGACCCTCCAGCAACCACCGCGCCCTGAGGCTGGGGAGTTTTCGGAGGGAATGCGACAGCAGCGTCTTGACCTTCTCCGACATTTGCGTGGATGCCAACCTATCACTTCCAGCCAGTTTCTGGAACATTACAAGGGCGCCAAACGTGCAAGGTACGAGAAAGCTGTCAAAGACAACCAGCGCGATGGTGTACCGCGCTGGACTGCATACAACAATTCCTTCGTTAAGGCAGAGTTTCTCAATATGGATGAGAAATCTGATCCAGCTCCCAGGCTTATCCAGCCACGCCATCCGCGATACAACGCGGCTATTGGTGTGTATATCCAACCTCTTGAGGGTAGGATATACAGAGCAATAGCTAAGTTGTGTGGCGGACCCACAGTGATGAAAGGGTACAACGCTGACCAGGTGGGCAAAATTGCTTCCACTGCCTGGAACAGCTTTAAGCGGCCATGGGGAGTCTCTCTCGACGCAAGTCGGTTCGACCAACATGTTAGCCGGTTGGCCCTCGAGTTTGAGCACTCGGTCTATCTCGGTGCGTACAGCCACCTTTCCCAGGAGGAATTGTCAACCTTGCGTGAGTTGCTATCATGGCAAATACACAACAAGGGTTACGTCCGACTGCCGGAGGCTGACATCAAGTACCAGGTGGAGGGAAACAGGATGAGTGGCGATATGAATACGGCACTGGGCAACTGTTTGCTCATGTGCCTTATGGTGCGTCAATACTGCCAGGAGAGGCAGATCCAGTTCCGATTGCTCGACAATGGTGATGACGCTACAGTGTTTATGGAGGAAGAAGACCTCCCCAGATTCCTGGCTGAAGTAAAGCCATGGTTCCTGTGCAAAGGGTTCACCATGAAAGTGGAGGATCCTGTTGATAAACTTGAACTCGTTGAGTTTTGCCAAACTCATCCAGTAAATGTGGGGGGAACTTACCGTATGGTGAGAAACCCCATTGTGGCGTTGTCCAAGGACACTACGTGGAAAACCCCGTGCTTCCAGTGTGATGGAAAGGTTAGTGAGCGTGCTGCTCGCACCTGGCTACGGGCGGTCGGTGAGTGTGGAATGTCCTTATGTTCTGGAGTTCCAGTCATGCAGGCATTTTACGCAAACCTGATAGCCTGTGGACCACTGGGGAAGAGGTCTAATGCACAAGGGTTTGGTGATGGTCAGTCAGGGTTCGAGAGAATGGCATGTGGTCTGAGCCGGGGACCCACGCCGGTGACTTCCGATACAAGAGTCAGTTTTTGGCTTGCGTTTGGAATCACTCCTGACGTACAGGTTTGCCTTGAACGCGGCTATGCTGCTGCTGGGAGTCCCCATTTCGACCGGCCCCGGATTGAGGTAGACTCCCTCAATAAGCTATCCATTCCCGTTGTACCATACGTTTCTTACGTTTGACGTAGGTTTTAACTGTGGTTTTATTTTTTACCGTCGAACATGACAAAGCTTAATAAGCAAAATAAGCTACGTAAGAATGCTCCTCAGAAGAAGCGCAAAACCGGCAGCACGCCTAGTGCAGCTGAGTTAGTCGCTGGGTTGGATGCGCCAGCCAAAGCTTGGGCCCGACTTTTGGCCGACCCTTGCAATGCTCCACTGGCCTCACCCTGTTACCCCACATCGAGCGGAGGTAGCATCATCCGAGTTGAGCGTGATGTGGTTATGTCCACCACTGCGACAAGCTATGGAGGTGCGGTAATATTCACCCCTGGCCTGTTCGACAACACGGGCTCTGGTGCCCTTTGCTCCGTCGCCACGTTAGACACCTCCCTTGACAACCAGGTGTTGCCGTTTTCTAACCAGTATGGCTTTCAACCTGGTAATGGCAATGTGAATTGGGACTCAGTAAGACCCGTGGCTGCTTGCTTGCAGCTCATGTGGCCTGGCTCTGAACTCAATCGACAGGGCATCGTGAGTTTGGCTGTGGTCCCCACAGCCTTTGCTTTCCAAAGCTCCACAGGTACGTCCGTGCAGTCACTCCGTCAGGCTAGTCCTATCGTGAGTCGCATGCCAGACAGTGTGGTTGAGGTCAAATGGCGTCCTGGAGAAAAAGATAACCAGTTTAATGCTACACAAATTGCTGACCTTACGGTTGACAGTGACGGCAGGAATAGTCTATTGGCAACGTGGACCGGTATCCCCGGCAGCACAGGCGTTCGAGTGCGAATGGTGGCAATTTATGAGGTTAGTTTTGTGGCTTCAAGCGGCTACATCACCTCTGTGACCACAAATTCCGCTCCCGCCAGCAAGCACTCTGTAAACGACATCTTCCATGCGCTAGATCGTGCAGGGGAGTGGGCGTACAGTTTGGCTACTGGCCCAGCCGCCAAGCTGGCCTGGGATGTTGGTGGCGCGTTGTTCAAGAAGGCGCCTGCAATGTTGGCTCTCATGTAGGGCCCGTTATACATGTTGTTTTTTCACATGTTGATGTTAAGTCTTTCCTATTCTCGAATTCCACCAGACTAATCTCTTGGGCTTGGTTTGTTGTGGGCGGTCTAGTCAACCGCAACCCATGGTGTTTCCATGGGGTAGCCCACACACAAGAGACAGTTCCGGAATTCCGTAACGAGTGGACCCGCAGCCCGGAAGGCTGTGGGGGGCCTCCAGCTCGTGGAAAGCAAAAATCCTCAAAAATAGCGGG